ATACCTTCACTCTTACCGTTTAAACTTTGGATGACGATGCCGCCCTTTGATTTCTCTTCACCAAACTCCATGTCGGTGATAAGGACATTGTCCTTAATTGGCTTAATCCGACCCTGTACTACATTCATACGCCACCTGATTGGTCGTCTGCGTCGGCTGCTTGGTTAGTTGATGATCTTGCACGACCTTCTCTAACTACATCTTCTGCTTTACGAATGATGCGCCCACCTGGGCCTAATTCATCACCACGAGCATTGACCTTAACATTGCCTACAGCAACGGTCATTTCGTTTTGGTTAACTAGTTTATTCATATCAACCTCTTTACCTTGCATACTGCGGTAAACAGATCCTCTTTGTTCTCTAAATGTTGCCATTATAAATCTCCTCGATTATATTAGTACTTATCTCAGGAATTCCTGCCAGTCCAAATTATATTTAACGCTATCAACGCTATGTACGCCAATTAAGTACAGTACATAACTTGCTACGCTAGATCCCCTGCCAATTCCCCATACTACGCCTTCTTTAGTAGATGTATCGACAAAATATTTGAGCCAACGCAACAGGTCTAGCATATTGCGATCGCTATACGCATTCAGTTCGTCTACAAGTCTTTGATAGTTTTCTTTAGGGCATTGCGACACTAAGAAGCTCTCAATGTCCATGTCCTTATACTCAGCTGGCATGTTCCAGCTAGACTGACAAACAGCATCGTATTCTGCAACTGTTACTTCTAAATCTTCTGGATAAGGTTGTGTAAATTTGAATCCAGCGATATTTTCCAAAGACTCGGTTTCTTCAGTTATATCTACCATCATTGCAGGCGACAAATTTTGGCCCTTGTATAGGGCTTCAAAAATGTCTTGTTCGTTGAATACAGGATTACTAAATTGATCTAGGCGCATAGCCTACATTTTAGTTGACATTTATCAGTTTGTCAAGATCTTTATTGCGTGTTTGCATCATTTTTTCGTATGCAATGCGTTGGCGGTTCGCCATTTCTTCTTTATATGAGTTCAAAACCATTCCGATCTGTTGTTGCAGATCAAAGTTATTGGACATAAAATACTTTCGAGTTAGATCTTGTATTTTATTTTCAATGTCCGCATCTTTAAGAGCGGAAAGGTTATCGACTAATGGGTGCATTATAAACTAGTCCAAACAACTGGGCCTAAACCAGTACAGGTCTGTACTGTTGAGGTAGTAGTATTAAAAATTAACATTCCGATCTCTACACCAGTTAGAGCATCTCGAGTAGTAGTTGATAGTGTTGGCAACTTTGGAATACCGACAAATGTTACTTTGTCGCCTGTTGCGTTACCTAATGTAGTAGGTCCGTTAGCAATTAAATTTCCATTAATTGTTGTATCGTTAGTAATCGTTACACTATTGATAACTGCATCTTCTAAGTTAGTTAGACCGCTAACATCAAGAGCTGCCGCTGTTAGTTGAACTACTTCAGTGTCGCCTTCAACTGTTAAGTTGCCAACAATGTTTCTGTTGTTAGTAGGTGTTGTAAATTTACCAACTTGGCAAACATATACTGTAGTTCCGCCGTCGTATGTCCATGCTTCAATAACAACTGGGATGTTATTCTTTATAGTAAGCACTGGAGGAAAATCTTCAGTCTTAACAATGCTGCCACCTACGGTTGCAATAGTAATAACACGATCACCGATTGAGTTTGTATTCTTTTGTAAGTGTACACGCACTCTAGCAACTTGTGCATCACTTGGCCAGTTACGGAAACTTAGTGTCGCTGCGATTGCATTGTAAGAAATATTAGTAAATGCAAAGAAGTCAGCAGTGTCAACATCGGCATACAAAGTACTTGTACCGTCTTCTTCACTTGATATTTGTCTTGGAAAGAAGTTAAAGTAGCTACCAGTGTGTACTACATTGTCGTTTAAATTGTTAAACGCAGGATCATCAACAAGAAGCCCGTTGTCTAATACTGTTTTTAAAACAGCCTTGTCCTGCAATTCAGTGATTTCTGTTTTTGCAGTTACTAAAGCTGCCTGCATTGCCGAGAAGTTATCACGGAATCCTTGGCTATCGTTGTCTTGCCCAGCGACTGGGTAGGCTGCATCTATTGCGGCGAAATTAATTTGGCTTGTCATACGGTTATCCTATCGTTTCTGAATACGAGGTATTTATCGCTCGTTAGACCCTCTACAGAATCTATTATGTATCTATCAGCGGTGTAGTCTAAAGTTTTGAAGTCAAAACCGCTGTATTTGATGTTTAAAATAATATCGTCAGCTTTTCCTACTTTGCAATAGCAAAGCGGTACTGCTAACTGGAAGTCCAATTCTTGATTGCTTCCTGGTTGAATGCTACGCATCCATAACGGCAAGTAATTGCGCTCTGTCGCTAATCCATCTCCGCTATCTTGCCAGTTCTTAATGTTAGCTCTCCAGTTGCTGATGCTACTAGGATAGTATTCATTAATCTTAGGGTTTGATGCTTCGTAACCTGTAGAATCTACAGTTACAATATTGTCTGGACGATAGGCATCTAGCGCATTTCTTTCGAGTAACTCTTGCTGTGTAAGATTAGTTCCAGTCCATCCAGCTGCCCAAATGTTGTTACTTAGGTCGGCAGTTATATCGTTTGGCTGCAAACTTCTTGTGCTAATTTTTCCTGGCAATCTCTTGCCGTTAGGTTCTAGAGGATCGACCATTTGCACATATACAACTTCATATACTTCTGTATATGTACCTGGCAAGTATGCTATAGCCTTCTTAATATCTCCAAAGTGGAAACGCTTACGCTTATGGTTCAATCCCATTGCGCTAATATAGGCGGCTGCATCTCTAGTTTCAATGCCTGCATACACTAGCATAGATAATTCTGTTTGGAGGCCAAAGCTAGGATCGTTAGGTCTGTAAATACTGTCCGGAGTAAACACACTAGTATTGTTAATAAACTCTTTCCATGAATCACGCTGTGAGATTTTTAAGAATGGTTTAGTTCTGATATTGGAATAAGTTAGCTGATCAGGTGTATCAACTTTAATGCTAAAGATTTTTTCGCTAGCACTAAAGCCATACTGATCTCTAGCTTTGACAGTGAATGTAAAGATTTTATCAAATATAGTCTTGCCGCCGTCGAGCGTAAATTCTTGTCCGTCTACTAGAGTAATACCTAAATTAACACCGTCTCCGAATTGTCGAACTTTACCGACAACTTCGCCATCTAATGCTAGACTTAATCCTGGTGGAAGTTTGCCAGCAGTCAATGTATAAAGTAATACTGCATCAGTAACTGTACTTGTTGCTTCTAGTTTAATAGTAGATACAAAGTTTGCAGTTAAAGTTCCTAAGTCAGACGCACTAATCCATTCGATGACACTGTCTACTTCGCCAATAAGATTCATGTAGAACAATCTAGAAGTTCTAGCTACTTCACCCGACGGGGTTATGAATCGAATATTAATAACTGTACTATCAATAGTGAGTACACTTAGTGGCTCGGCTAGGTTAATAACAACTTCTGCAGGGTCATCATAATTGATGCTAGTGATCATTGACGGATCGATTGTAGTTTCAACTACTGTTACTGCACTTGGAGTATCGACACTAGGTGTAACCATTGCTAATAATGTAGTACCTGTACCAAACACTCCCGGGTCAACTGCAAAACTTAAACTTATAGAAGTCGTAGTACTTGCTGTACATAAGAAGAATCCGTTATACAATGGATTACTGTTGCCAGTGATTCTGTAATAGCTTCCTACAGTAGGTGCAGTAGTTGCTTCAAAGTTTAAAACTGTAACATAGTAACCGACAATAGTAATATCTTCAACGGTTTGTTCTTGACTGACTACCCATGTGCTGCCAGCGCCACTTCCGCTTATGTTTCCTACAATGTATGTTCCTGACAAAACGCCAGCACCTGAAAGTACTGCGCCGATTGTAATCGGGGCTGTAGTAGTTCCGACAGTCAATGTTGATCCAACAATTGAACTGTTTGAAAGAACAAATACATCGCTAGTATTGTCATGACCAGTAATGACTAAATCGTTACCGTATTCAAATGCCTGTTGTGATGGATCAATCTCAGTAGTAGTTACTCGAATATTAGATATATTTGCTAGGGCCTGCGTAACTCCTGGAAACTCGCTAGTGCTAATAACAATCTGTGATAGGTTAAAACCTTCGTTAGTTGATGTTGCAATAAACTCGCTAACATCTGTGTCACCGCTGTATCTAACAGCGTCAACTATAAATCTATAAATTTTACTAATCGCAGGCTGATAAGGAATTGCTCCAAATACTTCACCGCCGGTTTGATCAAAACTAGTACCCGGTGGAATGCCGTAGTCGCCCCATTTGGTAATGTCAATTTCGTTATGTGAATTATGCGCTTCGATGCAGACTAAACTCTTGCCGTCGATGCCATCTAATACAATGTCACCGTAAACATAGTCAGTATTCTGTGCCCATACCTCAGTAGCGGCCTTAAGTTCGTATACAATACCTTCAGTATCATATGTATCTAACATTACTGTTACATAATTGTTAGCACGGTAAGTTCCTAGGTTAGCAGGTGTTGACCAAATAGGTGCTTTTAAATATGTGACGTCAGCAGTAAATTGAGAGCTGCCGTCTAGCCAGTTAGTGTTGTCAGCACGGAAGTAATCGTCGCCTACAACGAAAATAGCAAACTTTCTTCTAGCAATGCTGTCCCCATCAGTTACTGTAACAATAAATTCATAGTTCTGATTTAATTTTCTTGGACGAACACTTGGCAAGCTGTAGTCAAAGAATTGTTGATCGTAAACATAACTGTCAAAGCCATTACTTGGTCTATATGCAAAGTCAAATGCAACAGCATCGTAGAAGCTATTATCAAATGTCCCGTCGCCGTCTTCTGGTTTAATACTGATTGCAGGTTGTACAAATCCAACAATTCTGCCGTCAGTTGTTAAACTTAGGCCGGGTGGTAAACGCCCGCCGTCATCTGCAATAAAGTAACTAAGTTTTTGACCTGTAGCTAAGTCAGCATCAAATGCTTCAATTTGATAGTCAACATAAGTGCTGTCAATAGTGTACAGTTGATTGTTTGTACCAATGTCTAAATAACCTTCTTGGGTTACAAATTCAGGCGCATCAGCACCGCTTACATTGATTTTATATGTTCGGTCGGCAAACTCTGTTAGATTGCCTACGGTACGACTTGCTCTTATACAAAAGCTAAATGTGCTTTCTCGTGCAACATCGAATGGTGTTCCAACAACATGGTTACCAGTGATTCGTAATCCGGGAGGTAATGCTCCTGAAATTACTGCGTAAGTAACGCCGGTTACTTGTGTATCTACAGGCAATGCGATATCAGTCGCTTCTCTTTCGTTGAGCGACCCTAGCAAATATCCTGACGGTTGAGTCCATAGAGTGAGTGCCATTATACAGCAATGCTACCAAAGTTTAATTTAATTAGTGAAGGGTTTAAAATAGTTCCGGAACCTAGATCAAATCCGTCATACGGACCTGTACCGCCAGTAGGTAGTAACACAGTTCCGAAATCTAAGTTAAACATGTTGCTAAACATTAGCAATTCTAAAATGTTTACAACATCTAACATCTTAACGCCGTTGATAGTGATGTTATTATTACTGTCTCCGATGTTGCCAATGCCTACGATGTTATGATCATTTAAGTCTAAATCGCCGCCTAGTTGCGGACTAGTATCTTCAACAATGCTTGCGAATGAAGTAACATCAATAGTATTTTCATTAACGCCGAACTGTACACTGTTGTCTGTGCTAGTTAGTGTTTTAAACTGTAAAGTTGCAACATCTTTGCCTTTGTAAACACCTACACCTGTACCTACATTCGCTGCACCGTTAACAGCGGCATCAGTGCTTAATGCTGCGAAGTTAGAGTTTACTTTTTCAAAAGCTGTGCGTAAATCGTCACCTGTGCCGTCGTTAGCGTACCCGCCGATGTTAATAGTTTGAATTGCCATTGTCGTCTCTCTTTAGTATATTTACCGTTTTATTACCAAGCATCGCTACCTGAAGTTTTGCGCCAGATAGATGTTAATCCGTCTGTATAGTTTGATATGCAATAGTAAAACTCACCAGTTGTAGAGTCAATTGCAGCCATGCCTTTTGTATCACCTGCTTGCCCATACTTTGTAATAGGTACAGCTTGTAATTGTAAAGCACCGGTGCCGCCGCTACCTAATACACTTGTTCCAGTACTATCCACAATGTCGCCGCCTACTGGTAAATGTAATTTGCTATCTGTTCCAAACACAAAGTCACTTTCACTTGCAGTTAGTTTAACTGCTCCAGCTGACGCAACTGTACTAGGAAAAACTGGCGGTGGTGATACTATTGGGTTTGCAGTCCATCCGGCACCGCCGGGGAGCACTACATCGGTTAATGATAATGAAAATGTATATCCTGGAATACCGTGATCTGTTTCTGTGAATATAAAAGTATATCCGGAAACATAACCTGGATTAACTGGATTAGGAAACGGCATGTCTAACATAGTTTGAACATTACCGTCCTGACCAACCTGAAATTGTACTTGGAACTGCCACGGCGTATCAGTTAGTGCAACAGCAGGCGCTGGAAAAAACATATGGGCTTCATCTAGTACCGCTGTAAAACTAGTTGGCAGCATTAGAGGGGTGACAATAGTGCCTACGCTGTTAAAAGTCCAACTACGAGTTGTGTTTAAATTTGCAGAGTTACTACTAATGATAGCATTACCGTTCGACGCAATTCTTAAATCAGTAGATAATGGCTCAATATAATGATCATTTGACAACAACACAAAGCCAGACATATCAACGCCAAATGTACCAGTAGTTACTCCATCAGTGCTAACTACTGAGAGCCCGCCGCCGACAGTTATAGTGGTTGAACTCTCACTGCCGACTGTTTCTGTTGCGGCTTTTAATACAACTGATCCACCTGCCGTTATGCGACTGTACTGTGTATTATTCAGGCCGTCTGGATCAGTGTAGGCTTCCATGGCAATACTGCTATCAGTTAATGTTAGTTTTGAACCAACAGCGTCTACAGTACCTTCTCCAAGTTGTTCTAATCTTCTGCTAATAACAGAGTTAGCAATTTTTAGATCATCTGGAAATGTTAAGGCTCCGTCTGTTCCTAAGCTAACTACATGTAAGCCGTTAACTAACTCGTTAGCTGGAGCATCAGCTCCAACTGTAGCATACAGCTCAACAAAGTTTGCTTCAGCACGATCAATGGATTTAATAAGTTTGCCGAAAGCATTTCTTAGTTTATCTCCATTGTTCGCATTATCGGCAGTGCCATTGTTAACGACTAAGTCGTTTGTGGTAAATTCGGTTTTTAAACTTAGTCTAGTCATTACATTCTCCCTACTGCGACTTCAATCACTCCGGCTTCGCCGTAGTCTTTATCTTCTAATGCTTTACCAATGATTGAACCTAACTTAGGATCATTAGCTTTAACAGCATAACCAGCAGTAGCAGAAGTAGTTAACATGTCACCCTTCTTAACACGACCGATTACCTTAACTGGACAACGACCTTGTAAACCAACTTGGTTCTTCAAGCCTGGGCACCCACCGTTCATTGAGTAGGCAGCATTATCAGACACAACACCAGCTACTCTAGTATCGTTCATGATAGTAGTTGTAGTAACTTCTTTTTCACCACCGAACACTAGCACTGTACCGACTTCGTACTCTGCATCACCTTCATAATATTCAGCTAAGTCAGCTGAGTATGTTGACTGTAATGTACTTGTACCATTTAAGGTCCATGCACCTTGGATTGTACCACTTGTGCCATCAGCACCAGTAGTCAATGTTCTAGATTGTAAAGTAGTTCCTAGTGGAAGGTCTAGCTTAGACCCACTTTGCATCTGCCATGTACCTGTGATCTGTGCGTTAGTAGCGGCAGCACCTGCGTTAATAATAGTTGTCTTAATTCCGCCTGTGCCTACAGTAGTATCTACAGTACCGTACAACGCAACGATAGTGTTTGCATTATCGCTACCAAAGAATGTTGCAGCCTTAAATCCACCTGGAGTATAAACTTCAGCAGTGTCACCTGCTAGGTTAGTATCAAGTACTTTGAAGCCGTCAACTTTTAGTTGTCTAACATCAACTTCACCGGCAGTTCCAGACTTAACTAAACTGTTGAAAGCACCTGTAGTTGAAATTCCAACTACATCGTATGCTTTAGTACCAGTTCTAATTACTGCTCCAGTAGAAACAGTTGTTAAGATGTCAGCGTGTTTAACACCATCACCTTCTGTTACGATTGTACCAGCTGATATTTCTCTTGGATATGTAGCACTTCCAGTAAAGTTACCTAAGATACTTCCGTTACCAATGTACTGTAGTTTAGTTAACAATACACCTGTGCTAGCACTTGAAGAATTTTTCAATCCAACAAAGCCACCAACAGTAGCATCACCGTTAGTAATTCCAGTAGTAGTAAATTCAGTGTCTTTGAAAGTTGCAAGACCTAAGTCAGCTTGTGCTAGAGTTGTATCATTAGCACGAGTCGTTGCAGCCTTCATAGCTAACTTGCTTTGTACAATACCAGCAGTAGCACTAACCATTGAGTTGAAAATCTTTGATGATCCAATAGTTGAAGTTAGTGTAGTGCCATCCCAAGCAATAGTAATATCGCCTGTCATTGTAGCATTATTCCACTTGCTAGTTGCCGAATTGTATACTGGCATTTGTGATTGAGCAAGCCCGCTTAATGCAACATCTCGCAATTCACTGTATTGGTCAAACTTAGCAACCTCAGTGTCAACATAGATCTTGTTAGCACCTTCGAAACTACTTGTCGGAGTTGCCACATTGGTAATCAAGTAGCTCGCCATGTTTAGGTTGCCCTTCATCTGCGAAATACCGTTCAATGCCAAGTAGCCCGGCCCAATTAAGTTAGCCTGTGCAACTGGGCCACCGCCGTGGTCTAATCCTAAACGCTTGTCAATGTAGCCGCGGATAGCTGACTGTACAGGAACTGTATCAGGTGCGTTGTTAGTAAACGAACTGTCTGTTGAGAATTCACTAACAACAACACCACGCTTAAATCCTAGACCGTCTAAGTTACTCAACGCAATTGAAGCACTGAATGTAACGGTACCAGTACCTTGGTCAACTGTAAAGAATCGACCTACACGGAAGATACCGTTTTGGTCAGTGGTTACATAGAATACACGACCTACGCCGTCTTCAACAACTTCTTGTGTAGTTTGTCTTGTCTGTGCAGGGTTACCATAAATTTGATATGGATAGTTAGTAGTTGAGTAACCACCTGTACCAATATCTAAGAAGTCATGGCCTGTTGCACGGCATGTTGAAATGCGTGTAGTAACTTGTGCTGATGTTCCTGCAGGGTAACCTAAGCGCAATGTTGCGTTGTCAGTTAAGCTGAAAGGCTTACTGATACCTAGACTTGAACTTTGAGCACTAGTACTTGTTTCTGTAAATGTAGTAGTACCTGAACCAAATGTACCTGGATCGTTATCTGATGTAAATGTAGCACTAGTTCCAGAGCTTGCAGTACAGTAGAAGAATCCGTTATACAATGGGTTACTATTGCCAGTAATGTTATACCATGTAGCAGTTGCTGGTGCAGTAACTGGATCAAAAGTTAAGTCGAATGTGTAAGGGCCTGTGCCTGATACGGCTGTTGAACCAGTTGCAGTTACAGTTGTGCCAGCACCCCATACACCAGGGTTAGTTGGGTATAGGACTGTAATCTGTGATACATTTTCTGCAATACTACCAGTAGTTACAATTGGATCACCTGATGTTAATACGGCCGTTAATGAACCATTACCGTCACTTAGTACAATAGTTGGAACACTTTGATAGTTATAACCAGGGCTTACTAAAGTTACACTGTCAATACTACCATTAAGAACAGTACAAGTAGCAATAGCATCGGTATCTGGATTACCGCCAATGAATGTAATTTCTGGAGCAGTAATATATCCGCTACCAGCGTCGGTAATAATGATACTGTCAACAGTAGCAATAACGCTAGCTGAGATAGTGGTGTTGTCTGCAATCCATACTGCTGGAGTAACAACAATAGTACTTTCATCTACAATAGATTCAATAATAGTGTCAGGGGGAATACCAGTGCCTGATACAATCATACCAGGCAACATGCCTGTACTATCTGCTACTGTGATAGTACTAGTACTAGTAGAACCAGTAACTTGTCTCCAGCCATTGTAGTTAGTACTGCTGTTTCCTTCAATATTGTAGTATGCATCAACTACTGGTGGTTCGCTAGCAAACGGAATGTTGAATGTTACAATCTTGTTGAATCCTTCTCCATCTGTTACGCTTACATATTCTAGTGCATCAATAACTTCTGAATCACCACCAATGTTATATAATGGACTTGGTTCAATTCTTAAGTATCCGTTAGCTTCTACACCGAATGTAATAATGTCATTAGGTGCAATAGTTACTCCGGTAGCTGTTGTTAATACAAGAGTATACTGGCTACCTGCATTTAACGGAGGAGTAGGAGCAGTGATACTTTCAATTGCAACATCGCCAACGATGCCAGATGCAGTTAGTGCATCACCGATATCCAACTCGCCGATAACAGTATTAACTACTAGAGTGCGTGTACCTGAAGTCCAACTTACTACAGTGCCTAACGCAATGTATGTTGGCTGTACATATTCTAGTACGCGATGGATACGACCGTTCCAGCCAAACAAGTAAGTGCCCTTGTTAATTTGGTCGATGGTAGATTGCTTGCTAACTGTAAGCACCGCAATTTTTGTGTCACCTACATTTGCACCCATAGTTGCAGTAGGATCATCTGGGTCTACATTCTCAATGTTTCGTACATCAGTTGCAAACTTATAGTAAGAGAATGAACTGTCTGATTGTAGAATCGCAACATTGTCTGGTAATGTTTCACCAGTTGACTCAGCTAGGTTGTAAGCTAAGATACGATAGATTTCAGATAAGTTTTCGCTATACTGTAACGCAGTTGATGGTCGAGTTGGGTTGACGTTTGCAATGCCGTTGAACTTGACGTTCTGTAATGAACGGATTGTAACTAGCTGACCGTGATACAATTCAGTTGCAAGACCTGTACTTGAAGTTCCGTTGTTACCAGCAGTACTTAGGTTTAGTTTAATTACATTAATACCTGAAACAAATACAGTAGTATGTTCTACACTGTTAACTTCGTAACGGACAATACCTTGTCCTGTGTTAGTGTGGTCAATTTCTAGTTCTGAAATGCTTGTCGGGATAAAGTCGTATCCAATGATCCAAACGCTTAATGCTGGCTTAGTAAGAGTCGGAGTCATTTCCCCAGCGGCAATACCTAGCTTGTAAACACGAGCAACTTGTGCTAGGTTATTAGCAGTAGTTACAGCATCTGGTAATTCAGTTACATCATAACCAGAAGCTCTTAGACCGTAGTTACCGTGTGCGTTAGAACCAGCTACAGAACGAATCTGTCCGCCATCTGCCGCCCAATAGTGAGTGTGACAGTAGTATGTAAATGTCGAAACTTGTTCTGATACTGCACCGTTCTTAGCAACAATAGCGTAACCTAAATCGTTAATCATCGCAAAGTCGTTAGCAAGCATAGACTTGTTACCACCCATTTCGATGTTGATCTTTAGACCGCCGCCGTTGTTCAAGAAGAAAATAGTCTCGTTCTGGATGCTAGCTTTGGCTGCAATCACTGCGGTTCTGGCTGCTTCTAAGTCGTCGTCTTGTGATGCTAAATCTGGTTCAACAGTTGCAACTGGTGTGTCGTAGTCACCATCTAATACATAGTCGATTAAGATGTTACCTAGTGTAACTAGCTTAGTAGCTTCTGTACCAGAAGCTGCTGGCAATCCAACATCTTGTACTGCAAAGTTACCTGGAGACTTAACTACAGGAGTGTTTACTACAACATCTTCCATAACATCTCTTAGACGACCGTAAGCTGCCGCTGTGACTGCTTCTTCGCCAGTGATGTAACTTGTTGCACCACGATAATATGCTTCTGCAACATTCTTAGTTTGACTGTTACAATCATAGATCACATCGTAGATCATAGCATCAATGATGTAGCCTACATCTCGTGAACATTTGATACTGTCGTATCCTGGAATGTTTTTAATTGTGTAGTTGTCAGCAATCCATGCAACAATTTCATCACGCATGAACTGACGGTTAGCAACTAAAATATCTTTAGCCTTAACTTTATTATCAGTTGGGCTCATGCCAGTTCTTGCTGGATATACGATTGTCGGTACTGCACTAGCACCTTGTGTTAGAATTGTAACAATAGTATCAATGTTCTCAGACATTGCTGTACGAGCAGCCGCATACTGTGCGCCCGGAATCTCAGCTAATGCTAAGTCTCTTGCGCTGTGGATACCGGCAATAGTTTGAACTAGTTGACGATTTGGAACATTGCTCGAGTATGAGCGAAGGTATGATAAACCTGCTTTGATACTTTGGTAGTTAGACCCTAGTACTGCGTCATAGCTGATTGCTTCAAGGATCAATCCTACATCTCGTGAGCACTTGTCGTTGTCGTAGAAGCCAGCCGCATCGTAAGGAGTAGCAGTGTTTAGTCTTAGAACTACAGTAGCAGTTCCGCTGTCATAACTTACAACATCATCAATTTGATAACGATTACCTTGTACATAGAATGCACATGGTGGTTGAGGAGCACGGACATCAAGACCACTGTTAGTGTAACCTTGTACTGTAATCTGTGTACCGCTGTCAATAATGCTTCTAACAGGAATGCTAAATCCACTTCCAGTATTGCCAACATCGGCACTGTTAACTTTTACAAGTTCACCGATGTTATAGTATGCACCGCCTGTCTTAACTACGACGTTAGTAATGCTACCATTCAGAACAGTAATGTCAGCAGTAGCACCGTAACCACCAATCATAGCAGTCATTTCACCGGTGTCAGTTGTAAGTTCTAAAGTAGCGCCGCCTAATGTACGAGCAATAGTAATTGTGTTAGTACCTTCGTCAACAGTCTTAATGTAGTAGTTTGAATCAGCTAAGACACCGCCTAACACATTACCGCTGAATACAACAGTACTACCGCTAACTAGTCCAGCGACTGAAATTAAAGTAATAGTGTTATCACCAGCTGTAGTGTCAGTAGCACTAACACTAGTACCCATTAACGGAACACTAGTATATGTTAGAGATCCAACTGCTGGAGTATATCCAACACCGCCTACTATTTGTGTTGAGTCTAAGCCTGACAATGAATTGTATTCAACATCAGTGATTGTACCGCGTAAGCGTCCAGCAAATCCGTCAACAAACTGTCCACCAGCAAAACGCTTGCGGTTGTTTGATTGTGAGAATGAAGAACAAACTTGTCCGTACGGTGACTTAGTTTTAATTTGACCTTCTGGGTCAAGTACCATAGCAAAGCCGCCATGTCCTTGGAATGTCATGTTGCTGATACGAACTGCGTCATTACATAAGAAGACGTCTAGTTCTTTGTTGTTCTTAGCAACGCTAGTTACATCTAACGGATCTTGTAAGTAGTGACGACCGTAGTTAATAGTGTCATACAAGTGCCAATCGCCTTGTGCAATAACACCTGATGATTCGAACGGATAGATTACTGAACAGTTCATGAAGTTGCCAGACACGCTGTCAACAATAGCTTTACCGACTTTACCGCTTGAGTATTCTGGCCCTTCTAGTACTTTACCAATCCATGCTGCCGGTACTTGACCGCTAGCAATAGTAACAATGATCTTATCAGTAGTACCACCTAAGTTAATAGATGTTTCTGTAGCGTAGTCTACGCCAGTACGGTCAACTAGACCAAGTTCCATCGCATCAATAATCGCATCACGATAGAATAACACTTTGCGCCACGGGCTTTGTGAAATACGATCTCTTGGACGAATAATTGTTCTACGGAATTCATCACCCTTAATAGAACAGTTAGCAGGTAGCTTGATTGGATAATCTTCGTAGTAAATACCAGATTCAACAAAGATTGTAATGTTCAAGTCTTTTACAGTTTCACCGAATTCAATTTGTTCACCGACTGCAAAGAATCCAGGCTTAGTTAATCTTACATAGATAGTGTCTGCACCACCTGCGTTACCTGGTGTGTACTTTACAATAGTTGCATAAGCACTTGAATCAATACCAACGATAACCTTAGCAGGAATAATGTCGTTATTGCCAGGTGCGCCTTGATCTACATAGCCGTTGTTACCGTTGCTAACTACAACTTCGTAAATACCAGTACCAAATGTTGGAGTAGGTGCCGCACCAAATCCGTTAGCAATGATGCTAAGGATAGTATCCATGTTATCACCGAGTGCTTGAATAGCGCCAGGGGCTGCGGTTAAGTTCTCATCAAACTGTTGTGCAACTAACGATTGGAATCTGTTAGCAGTAGTTTGATTTAGTGTTTGTAATGCAATAGTCTTTGCAAAGTTAATAGCATCAACAGTTTCGGTATATTGTGTACCAATTGCAACAGCACGAGCACTAGCATTTTTAAAGTAGCTAGTACCAGCAGTAACAGTTTGCCATGTACCGCCTGTGATAATGTCAATAGCCATACCATCTAAGATGTAGCCTAGATCTCTATAACAAATTGCTTCGTCATATTGGAAAGAACCGGTATAGGTAGCATCAAGGTATGCAGTAGTATCAGATGCAATAGCTGAAGCGTTATTAACAATAAGTGTTCTGAAGCTTCTATATTCAGCTGTACCTAGTGTGTCGTATGTTGGTTCAACAATGCTTGACTGTGCAGGGTTAGTGTCTACAATATCTGTAATCTTATTCCATAATCTGTCAATTGTTTGAATAGCAGATTCACCACCAGTTAAAGTTAAGTTCTTGTATTGAGAGACAGTTGACAGTGTAGGGCCGTCTTGTAAAGATGCCACTAACTTAGATAAGTCTTGAATGAACAAGAATGCAGCCAGTGTAGGACCTTTCTCTTCAACTGGCAAGTAACTTGAAGCACCGTTCCAATATTGTTGTGCCGCAAAGATTGATGCACTATCGGCAGCGTTAGACGCAGTGGTAAATGTTAAGTCATAACAAACTGACTCAACTAAAATTTCAATATCTCTAGCACATTTTACTTGATCGTAAACTAATGTTGGGAATTGGTTAGCTAAGTAGGCTTCTAATTCAGCCTGCATGTATTCGATGTTACCCATCATCAATGTTCTTGCATTAGTATAACCAGCAGGAATATTTGAAGGGCTAGTATATGTTGATGGTACTCTGTAGGTTAGGCCTAACTCTAATAAATCAGTAACAATCTTGAACAAACTAGTAATAGTGTCTAGCGCATTCTGATCGTTAATAACTGGGAAGTTATCGTTAACATAAGTTACAGCATCTGATTGGTAAGTTGATTTTTCAGCAAGGATATCAGAACGCACTGCTTCTAATACATCTGCTGCCGCACTTACTGTTGGTAAAGTTGGAACTGGAACATTACTTAGACTTTGTACAATGTCAGCAATGGTTCCTAAGTTGTCTTCAACTTGTGTTGCAACTAATTCACCGTTGATGTATGTTTCATTGCGGTACTGTTTAAAACTTTGTTGATATACAATAGCAGGGCTGTCATTTCTAATAATTGCCTGAGCTAGAGTGTTAATATAATTGATGCTGGCGATAGTTGCAGTTAGTTCGCTGTCTGCAATATTTCTAACTGCGCCTTGATAGTAGCGTTGTCCAGCATATACTGATTGGCTATTGCCACCGTACATAATATCATATGCAATGCTCCATACCATGTATTGAACATCTCGCTTGCAAGTATCGCGACTGTAAACTAAGTTCGGATATTCAGCACCTAAGAATGATACAATTTCAGCTTGGATAAAGCTGATGTTGTTTAACAACAAATTCTTAGCTGATGTTTGACCTTCAGCAGTGCTTGGCAAATCTGGAAGTTCTAGTGCAGGAACATCAACACCACGGATAATGTTTAACATTATTCCAAAGTTTGCATTGATGTTATCAGTTGCGTCTGGTGAACTAGTACCGACTACTGTTAGAATTTTTCCTAACAAGTCGAATAAGATTTCTGTAATTTGGTCTGCGCTTAGATCACTTCCAGAATATGGGAAGTACAATGCAGCCTGGATACTTTGATAGTTAGATTGAAAAATAACATCGTAGCATACTGCGTCAATTACTCGGCCAATGTACGAGCTTAGGGCCGCATCATCGTAAGAGAAGTTGACTAACTGATCTCTAGCAAAGTTAATAGCATCGATAGTTTGTGTTAGTTGAGTTGCTAAAACATTTGATGCTGTTGAGTTTAAGTATGCAGTTCCAGCAATGGTAGAATTGTAAGTTGTACCTAACAATAAGTCATTACCTACTGCATTTAAAATGTAACCAACATCTCGTTGGCACTTAGCACGATCGTAAGTAAATTCGTTAACATACTTGTTATTGATATAGGCAATAGTTTCAGCTTGAATAAATGATTTGTTAGCAACTAACAAGTCATATGCGTCTTGATAACCTTCAACTTGTGTATTAC